CAGAGGAAAACCCTCAGATGCAGTGCTACGCGCTCGGCGCTCTTGAGCTGTTTGATGGTATCTACGACATCAACTCGGTACGAATGACCATCTATCAACCCCGACGTGACAATGTCAGTACTTACGAAATCTCAAAAGGCGAGCTTTACCGCTGGGCAGATGAGGTGCTAAAACCCACTGCTGACCTTGCTTTCGCAGGTGACGGCAACTTCCTGTGCGGTGAGTGGTGCGGCTTCTGTAAAGCAAAACACGAATGCCGAGCCAGAGCAGATGCCAATATGGAGCTCGCTCGTTACGACTTTAAGCTCCCGCCGCTGCTAACTGATGAAGAAGTCGAGGAAATCCTCGTTCGCGCCGATGATCTTGTGACCTGGGCAGCTGACATTAAGGAATACGCACTTCAGCAGGCAATCAGCGGTAAGAAGTGGAACGGTTGGAAACTGGTCGAAGGCCGCTCGAACCGTAGGTACACAAACGAAACAACGGTCGCTGGTGTGGTCACCGACGCTGGCTTTGACCCCTATGAGCACAAGGTTCTGGGCGTCACCGCCATGCAGAAATTGCTCGGAAAATCCCGTTTTTACGAACTCCTCGCGACCTATATAGAGAAGCCGCAGGGCAAACCCACGCTCGTGCCGGAGAGCGATAAACGCCCGGCGATGAACACAGCCAAAAATGATTTTATGGAGGAAAACGATTATGAATAACAGCACTACGAAAGTCAACAACCCAATGAAGGTTATCACTGGTCCCAATACCCGCTGGTCTTATGCAAACGTCTGGGAGCCCAAAAGTATCAACGGCGGTACACCGAAGTTCTCCGTCAGCCTCATTATCCCCAAGTCCGATACTAAGACGGTCGCAAAAATCAAGGCAGCTATCGAAGCGGCTTACCACGAGGGTGAGTCAAAGCTCAAGGGCAACGGTAAGACCGTGCCTCCTCTGGCGGCGCTCAAGACACCCCTTCGTGATGGTGATGCAGAGCGTCCGGACGACGAAGCATACGCCAACTCCTACTTTATCAACGCCAATGCAACCACAGCACCCGGCATTGTGGATGTCGACCGCAATCCGATTCTAACCCGTTCCGAGGTCTACTCCGGTGTGTACGGTCGTGCCAGCATTAGCTTCTACGCATTTAACAGCAATGGCAATAAGGGCATTGCCTGCGGTCTGAACAACCTGCAGAAGGTGCGCGACGGTGAGCCTCTCGGTGGCAAGGCCTCTGCTGAGTCTGATTTCGCAACCGATGATGACGAGGACTTCCTCGCCTGAAAACCAGAACCTCAAGGGTGGCGGGCCTTATGCCTGTCACCCTATCTGAGGTATATGAAGGGACGGTTTATATGAAATCACTCAGTATCGATATAGAAACCTTTTCAAGTGTCAATCTTGCTAAATCCGGTGTGTACCGCTATGTTGAAGCACCGGATTTTGAAATATTACTGTTCGGCTACTCCGTGGACGGTGGTGCTGTGCAGGTTATTGATCTTGCTTGCGGTGAGAAAATTCCTGGCGATGTTATAACCGCTCTAACCGACGAAACTGTGACAAAATGGGCTTTCAACGCCAACTTTGAGAGGATCTGTCTCTCCCGATTTTTGGGGCTCCCGACTGGCGAATACATTAATCCTGTTTCGTGGCGCTGCTCTATGGTGTGGGCGGCGACGATGGGATTGCCTCTTTCGCTGGAAGGCGTCGGCTCTGTACTCAATCTAGATAAGCAAAAACTGACCGAAGGCAAGGACCTCATCAAGTTCTTCTGCCAGCCCTGCACTCCGACAAAAGTAAATGGCCAGCGCATCCGAAATTTTCCTTATCATGCGCCGGATAAGTGGCTGGCGTTCAAGAAATATAACGTCCGAGATGTGGAGACCGAGATGTCCATACAGGCAAAGCTCTCTAAGTTCCCTGTGCCAGACAGCGTCTGGGACGAGTATAACCTCGACCAAGAGATCAACGACCGAGGTGTCGCTCTGGATATGACGCTGGTGAAGGAAGCCATCGACATTGATGGTCGTTCCCGTTCTGAGCTGACTGTGGCTATGAAGAAGCTGACCGAACTGGATAATCCAAACTCCGTGCAGCAGATGAAACAGTGGCTCTCGAACAATGGCATGGAGACCGACACGCTCGGTAAAAAGGCAGTCGTGGAACTCTTGAGATCCGCGCCACCTGAGCTTGCGGAGGTGCTTTCCCTCAGACAGCAGCTCGCTAAGTCCTCGGTGAAAAAGTATCAGGCGATGGAAAACGCGGTCTGCTCTGATGGCAGAGCTCGCGGTATGTTTCAGTTTTACGGGGCAAACCGCACCGGTCGCTGGGCAGGTCGCCTTATCCAAATGCAAAACCTGCCTCAGAACCATCTGGAGGATTTGGCTGAGGCACGCTCCCTTGTTCGCTGCGGTGACTTTGACGCTCTCAAAATGCTGTACGAAGATGTGCCAGACACTCTTTCCCAACTTATCCGTACCGCATTTGTACCAAGAACTGATGAAAAGCTCATCGTTTCGGACTTTAGCGCCATCGAAGCCCGTGTAATCGCGTGGCTTGCGGATGAGCAGTGGCGGCAGAATGTGTTTGCTAAAGGCGGAGACATCTACTGTGCCTCGGCATCGCAGATGTTCAAAGTACCGGTCGAGAAGCATGGCATCAATGGTCACCTACGGCAAAAAGGCAAGATCGCAGAATTGGCACTCGGTTATGGCGGCTCAGTCGGTGCGCTCAAGGCGATGGGTGCTCTTGATATGGGTCTTGCCGAAGAAGAGCTTCCTTTGTTGGTGGATGCATGGCGGCAGTCGAATCCCCGCATTGTGAAGTTCTGGTGGGATGTAGACAAGGCTGCTATGGAAGCAGTTCGCTACAAGCACACCAACTCGACACATGGTATCACCTTCACCTGTCAGAGTGGGATGCTGTTTATCACGCTGCCAAGCGGTAGACGGCTTGCCTATGTGAAGCCGCGTATTGGTGAAAACAAGTTCGGCGGGAGCTGCATCACCTACGAGGGCGTCGGCGGCACGAAGAAATGGGAACGATTGGACTCCTACGGGCCTAAGTTCGTGGAGAACATTGTACAGGCGACTGCCCGCGATATTCTCTGTTATGCGATGCAGACGCTTCGGCGCTGCTCCATTGTCATGCATATTCACGACGAGATTGTCATCGAAGCCGACCCGCATATGTCCCTTTCTTCTGTCTGTGAACAGATGGGCAGGACGCCACCGTGGGCTAAAGGCCTACAGCTCCGGGCCGATGGCTACGAGACGGATTTCTATAAAAAAGATTAAGGATGTTTTGTACGATGGGCTCCCTTTTTTCCAGTGGATATTAGAGATGGACAAGAAGCCCATCGTGAAAGGAGGCTCTCAATGAGTATAGATAAACGCAATAGCGAAGGTTATCCCGACCCAACCGCCTACGAAGCCCTGTCGCTGATCGAGAAAGAGGAACGCGCACTCCGCGCTTTCCGGCCAATCGTATATATCTGCTCTCCTTATGCGGGAGACATTGAAAAAAACGTAAAGGCTGCGCGAGTTTACAGCAGGTTTGCTGTGGACAGGGGTTTTATACCGATCGCACCGCATCTGCTCTTTCCACAGTTTATGGACGACACCAACCCGCAAGAGCGTGAACTGGGATTATTCTTTGGAAATGCCCTGATGAGCAAATGCTCCGAAGTTTGGGTATTTGGCAGCGTAATCTCTCCCGGTATGCAGGCAGAGATCAAAAGAGCCAGGTGGAAAAACTACCGCCTGCGCTACTTCACAGAAGATTTGAAGGAGGTTCAAGATGTTTACCATATACCATTCTGACTTCATCAGTAATCCCGGCAACTGCTCCTATCAGCATAAAGCAGAGATAACTGATGCAGCGGAGCTTTCTTCTGCGGTCAGTCGGGATTATGTTTGCGCGGAATACCGCAACAACTATCGTAGCGGCGATAACTTCATTGGTAGCGACTGCCTTCCGGTGGACTGTGACAATGACCACTCTGAGAACCCTGACGAATGGATGCGGCCTGCTGATGTGGAAGCAGCTTTTCCCGGCGTCGCGTTTGCCGTTCACTACAGTCGATCACATATGCGCGAGAAAAATGGAAAGCCTGCTCGACCTAAGTTCCATGTGCTGTTTCCCATTGACCGGGTCACCGACGCAACCTGCTACAGCGACATGAAAAAGCTGGTCAACGCCATCTTCCCATACTTCGACACGAAAGCGCTGGACTCTGCTCGATTCTTTTTCGGCACCAATTCGCCACAGGTGGAAATTCACGAGGGCTGTATGAATCTAACGGACTTCCTGGCGGGTGACGACTTCGATGTAAATATGGCTGGCGGGTATAGTGCCAGTCGGGTTATTCCGGAGGGCAGCCGCAACGCTACTCTCTCCCGCTTTGCCGGACGGGTCATCAAGAAATACGGAGACAGCGAAGAAGCGTATCAGGCATTTATGGAAGAGGCTGCTAAATGCGATCCCCCTCTCCCGGACTCTGAGCTTTCAACTATCTGGCACAGCGCACAGCGTTTCTATGCAAAGGTACAGCAGCAGGACGGATATATTCCGCCAGAGACATATAACGTTCCCGTTTCATATAAGCCCGGTGACTTCTCAGATGTGGGCCAAGCTGAAGTGCTGGCAAAGCACTTCTCCGGCGAGTTGCGCTATTCACCCGCAACACATTTTATCCGTTACAACGAACACTACTGGCAGGAAAGTGAGCCTGGCGCACAGGCAGTCGCACACGAACTGACCCGTCGACAATTGGAGGAAGCCACCAAAGATCTGCTGGCAGCGATGAAGCTGCTGACGGAAAATGGCGGTCAGACAATTCTCGAAGGAGCATCCAAGAGCAAAGCTGAAAGTTTGATGAACGATGCTCAGCTTGAGGCTTATAAGGCTTTCCTTGCAGCGAAGGCATATCAGGCCTTCGTTATTCGACGCCGAGACTCCAAGAACATCACTGCAACGCTGAAGGAGTCGCGGCCCATGCTGGAAATCTCGCCTCGCGACCTTGATGCAGACTGTTTCCTGCTCTGCACACCCGCCGCTACTTACGACTTGCGAAAAGGTATGGATGGAGCGCGGGAACATTCTCCGGAGGACTTTATCACAAAAATGACCTCAGTATCGCCCGGCAATAAGGGCGCACAGCTTTGGCAAGATAGCCTAAACCTCATCTTCTGTGGAAATCAGAAACTTATCGACTATGTGCAGATGATCTGCGGGCTGGCCGCCATCGGCAAGGTATATGTAGAAGCTCTGATCATAGCTTACGGAGGCGGGCGCAATGGTAAATCTACCTTCTGGAACGCCATCTCCCGTGTGCTGGGTCTCTACAGCGGCAACATCTCTGCTGATACCTTAACAGTAGGTTGCCGTCGTAACATCAAACCGGAGATGGCGGAGGTTAAGGGAAAGCGCCTGCTCATCGCTGCAGAACTACAGGAAGGTGCTCGGCTCAACGACTCCATCGTGAAACAACTCTGCTCTACTGATGATGTGTTCGCCGAGAAAAAGTATAAGGACCCGTTTAGCTTCACGCCCTGTCACACACTGGTGCTTTATACAAATCACCTGCCTAAGGTCAGTGCTTCGGACGATGGTATCTGGCGCAGGCTAATCGTGATCCCGTTCGACGCTAAGATTGATGGCACCAGCGACATCAAGAACTATAGTGAGTATCTTTATCAGAACGCCGGTGAAAGCATATTGGCTTGGGTTATCGAAGGTGCCGAGAATGTCATTGCGCTGGACTATAAAATCCCTGTGCCGGAATGTGTGCAGAAAGCTATCGCGGAGTACCGGGCGCAAAACGACTGGTTTGCCCATTTCCTTGAGGATAAATGTGAGCTTGATGCCAGCTTCCGCGAGAGCTCCAGTGTGCTTTATCAGGCATATCGGAATTATTGCATTGATACCAACGAATATATCCGTAGTACTACAGACTTCTATTCCGCTCTGGAGGCTGCCGGATATAGCCGTATTAAGGTGAAAAACAAGCGTTTCTTCGCCGGACTGAGGATAAAAACCGACGACGGAGATTTTGAGGAATTTCTGACCTAAGAGGACTATGGGGTAACCTCGATAAAGGTCATATACAAAAAGTCTCTTAGGGACAAAAAAATTGCTCTAAGAAAAGTTTTAGATATGACGTGCGTCGAGGTTACCCCACCTATAAAAATCTCTGATGGAGTGAACGAATATGAGAGAAAAAGCACTAGAGAAAAAACTGGTTCAGTCAGTCAAATCCGCTGGTGGTATCGCCCTGAAGTTTGTTTCTCCCGGTTTCGATGGAATGCCTGACCGTATTGTGCTTATACCGGATGGTCATATTGGCTTCGTGGAAGTAAAGGCCCCAGGAGAGAAGCCGCGTCCATTACAGATAGCGAGACACGGACTGCTTCGGCGGCTCGGCTTCAAGGTGTATATCCTTGATGATGAACAGCAGATTGGAGGGATTCTCTATGAAATACGAACCTCATAACTACCAGACCTACGCAACCCGTTACATCGAGGAGCATCCGATCTCCGCCGTTCTCTTGGATATGGGCCTTGGCAAGACGAGCATCACGCTGACGGCGCTGAACAACCTGCTATTTGACAGCTTCGAAGCGCATCGCATTCTGGTCATCGCCCCATTGCGAGTAGCACGGGACACATGGCTTTCTGAAGCGGATAAGTGGGATCACCTACAAAACCTCATCTGCTCCGTGGCTGTCGGCACCGAAGCGGAACGTCGTGCAGCGCTCATGAAGCCTGCTGACATCTATATCATCAACCGAGAAAATATCCAGTGGCTGATTGAGGACAGCAAACTGCCTTTTAACTATGATACCGTGGTGGTCGATGAACTGTCCTCCTTCAAAAACTATCAGGCAAAACGCTTCCGGGCATTGATGAAGGTGCGGCCAAAGGTCAAGCGCATCATTGGGCTAACCGGCACTCCCAGCAGCAACGGTCTCATGGATTTATGGGCAGAATTTCGGCTGTTGGACATGGGCGCTCGGCTCGGAAGGTTTATCAGCCACTATCGGCTTGAATACTTTCAGCCAGACAAGCGCAATGGGCAGGTCATCTTTACCTACAAACCTCTGCCCGGAGCGGAACAACGCATCTTTAACAAGATAGCTGACATCACCATTTCCATGCGCTCCACCGACCTTTTGAAAATGCCAGAGTTAGTCAGCAGCGAATATACCGTCAGGCTATCCGACGAGGAACGTAAACGATATGACGGCCTGAAGCAAGACCTAGTCCTGCAACTTCAGGACAGCGAGATCACCGCTGCGAATGCAGCTGCTCTCACTGGCAAGCTCTGTCAAATGGCAAACGGCGCAATCTACACCGACGATGGCGGTACCGTGAATCTTCACGACCGGAAACTGGACGCACTGGAGGACATTATTGAAGCCGCTGGCGGAAAGCCACTTCTGGTAGCTTACTGGTTCAAACATGACCTTGTCCGAATAACAGAGCGGCTGAATAAGCTACATGTTCCGTTCTCCAAGTTGGACAGTTCCGAGAGCATCAAGCGCTGGAACGACGGTGAGCTTCCTGTAGCGCTTATCCATCCCGCTTCTGCCGGTCACGGGTTAAATCTTCAAAACGGCGGCTCCTGCATTGTCTGGTTCGGGCTGACATGGTCACTGGAGCTTTATCAGCAGACCAACGCCCGACTCTGGCGGCAAGGACAAAGTGCCGAAACTGTTGTGGTGCAGCACATCGTTACCAAAGGCACGATCGACGAGCGGATTCTGAAGGTATTGTCCAAGAAGGACAGCACTCAGGCGGCGCTGATCGATGCGGTGAAAGCCGATCTGCACATCTGAGACAATCTACGACAATCCGTGCCAATCCGAGAGAAATACAAAATATCGGAGGTACAGATTATGAATCCATACGAAGAACTGGCAAACGCCATCGTACTGCAAGCAGTCAAGGATTACCGGCTTTATGAGGATAAGCGGGAGCTTGCCAGTATCGAGCGCTTCTTCCGTTCTGCCTGGTTTAGCACATTGACAAGCATCAACCCAGAAATGCTGATTTCCAAGCTGAGAAAGGAGAAAGCTTGCTATGAATACTAAGACATACCTTTCTCAAGCGCGTTATCTGGACATGCGTATCAAGTCAAAGCTCCAGCAGATAGAGTCCTTGAACGAACTGGCGACAAGCTGCTCCTCTGTCCTAACAGGCATGCCTCGCAATCCTAATAACGGTGGCTCCAAAATGGCGGATGCTGTGTACAAGATGATTGATTTACAGAATGAACTAAAGCGCGACATTGAAGCGTTGGTAGATTTGAAAAAGGAAATCATGAACACGATCCGACTGGTAACTGATGCCGAGCAGCAGACGCTCTTGGAAAAGCGATACCTTTGCTTTCTTTCATGGGAAAAGATCGCGGTCGAAATGCATTATAGTATCCAGCACATCTACCGAATGCACGACGAGGCTTTGAATGTAGTGGACACAATCCTGTCCATGAGAGTAAATGAGAGCGAATGAGAGTAGCCTCTCATGATAGTATTATAATGGCAAAAGAATAAAGACAGGCCTTCGCGGGAGCAATTCCGTGAGGGCTTTCTTTTTACCCACAAGGAGGTGAACCGATGCCGTATAAACCCAAGCGTCCCTGTGCCTATCCAGGCTGCGGTCGGCTCGCTGTGCGTGAGCAATACTGTGCCGAACATCAGAAGGTCATGGACAAACAGTACAACCAGTATGAGCGTGACCCCGCTTCCAACAAACGCTACGGTCGTAGCTGGAAACGAATCCGTGATCGCTACATCAAAGCACATCCACTCTGCGAAGAGTGTCAGAAGCAAGGAAAACTGACGCCTGCAGAGGAGGTCCACCACATCCTCCCGCTTTCTCGTGGTGGCACCAACGTCGAGGACAATCTCATGGCGCTGTGTCATAGCTGCCATGCCCGAATCACCGTGAAAATGGGTGATCGCTGGCATGCCCGATGACCCCAGTGGGGTATCAAAATCTCTACAACTTTTTAAGCGGACAGCGGCGTGGGGCTTCGTGTTGAAAAACGCGCTTTCAAACAAGGGAATAGCCCCAGCCAGCAAAGTGAGGTGATATTTTTGGCAAAAGACGGTACCAACCGTGGAGGCGCTCGTATCGGCGCGGGCGCAAAAAAGAAACCATTAGCCGACAAAATCGCCGAGGGCAATCCCGGAGGTAGAACACTGACGGTCATGGAGTTTTCAAACACTGCCGATCTGCATGGTCAGGCAATGCCAGAGCCCAATAAAATGCTCGAAGCTGTCCAAAAGGATGGCAAGACACTTGTTGCAGGTGAGATATATAAAAACACCTGGCAATGGTTGAATGAGCGTGGCTGTGCGATGCTCATTTCTCCGCAGCTTCTGGAGCGGTACGCCATGAGCGTAGCCCGATGGATTCAATGTGAAGAAGCGGTTACCGAATATGGCTTTCTGGCCAAACATCCCACAACGGGTAATGCGATTCAAAGTCCGTATGTGGCAATGGGCCAGAACTATATGAACCAGACAAACCGTCTGTGGATGGAGATTTTCCAAATTGTAAAGGAAAACTGCACTGGTGAATACAGCGGCACAAACCCACAGGATGATGTAATGGAGCGGCTTTTAACCGCCCGGAAAGGAAAATGATATGACAAAATACTTAACTGCCGAAAGCGTCTGCAAAGGTCACCCAGACAAACTCTGCGACCTGATTGCTGACAGCATTCTCGATGCTTGTCTACGCAAAGATAAATCTTCACGTGTGGCCTGCGAGGTCATGGCTACAAAAGGCAAGATCATCGTAGCGGGCGAAGTCACCTGCTCGAAGAAAATTGACATCCGATGGGTAGTCCGCAGAGTTCTGGAGGATGTCGGGTATAATCCTTGGAAGTTCATTGTGTTTGTATTCGTCCACCAGCAAAGTAAGGACATCGCCGGTGGTGTTGATCGAGCACTGGAGTCCCGCTCCGGAGATACCTCTTGGTATTCCATGCTCGGCGCTGGCGACCAGGGCACTGTTTATGGTTATGCAACAGATGAAACGGTTGAAAAGCTACCGCTTCCGCTCGTATACGCTCATACCATTTGCCGGAAGCTTGATAGCACCATGAAAAATGGTGTCATCAAAGGGATCGGCCCTGATGGAAAAGCACAAGTTACCGTCGAGTATGAGGATGACATGCCAAAGCGTATAAAAACAATCGTTGTTTCCGTACAGCATCGCGCTGACAAGGACTTAGAGGTTCTCCGCAGCGAGATCATCTCTCAAGTGCTGTGGCCGGTATTCGAGAAGTTTCCATTTGATGATGACACCGAAATCCTCATCAATCCCTCCGGCCGTTTTGTTGAGGGTGGTCCTGCTGCTGATACAGGTTTAACCGGCCGAAAAATTATGGTCGATAGCTATGGGGGTCTTGCTGTTCATGGCGGCGGAGCGTTCTCCGGTAAAGATCCAACGAAGGTTGACCGCTCCGGTGCATACATGGCAAGAGCTATCGCGAAGAACATAGTCTGGTGTGGTTATGCTAAACGCTGTCAATTAGCTATCTCCTATGCAATCGGTAAGGCTGACCCCGTCGCAGTTGAGATTGAGACCTTCGGTACAGGTACGGTTTCTGATGAAGTACTCAGAAAAGCTGTCCTTGAGGTTTTTAACCTGCGTCCTGCTGCAATTATCGAAACACTGAGTTTACGTGATGCTATCTATGCAGATACAGCGACCTATGGCCATTTCAGTGGAACACTCTCTCGCTGGGAATGGCTGGACCGTTATAAAGAACTACAGGAGGCGGTAAAGAAATATGCAGATTGAGAAAAAGAATACCGCCGTGCTTCTGCCTGCGGATTACAATCCACGAAAGGATTTAAAGCCCGGCGACCCTGAATATGATAAGCTAAAGCGTTCAATTGAGCAATTCGGATACGTCGAGCCGGTCATCTGGAATAAGGTGACCGGCCGTGTTGTAGGTGGGCACCAGCGTCTAAAGGTGCTCATCGACATGGGGATCACTGAGGTCGAGTGTGTGGTAGTCGAGATGGATGCCGAAAAGGAAAAAGCCCTCAACATCGCACTGAACAAGATATCCGGCGAATGGGATAAAGAAAAGCTGGCACTGCTCATTGCTGATCTGCAGGGTGCGGACTTCGATGTATCTCTCACAGGCTTCGACCCTGCTGATCTGGATGCTCTGTTCAAAGATAGTATCAAAGATGGCATCCATGACGATGATTTTGACGTGGAAACAGAGCTAAAGAAGCCGCCGATCACAAAGCTCGGTGACATATGGACGCTCGGTCGTCACAGGCTGGTCTGCGGCGACAGCACAAAGGCCGAAACCTTTGATTTGCTGATGGCTGGGGCCAAAGCTAATCTCGTCATCACCGACCCACCCTACAACGTTAACTACGAAGGTAATGCTGGGAAGATCAAAAACGATAACATGGCAAATGACGCCTTTTATACTTTCCTGCTTTCCGCTTTTCAGAACACCGAAGCTGTCATGGCGGATGATGCCAGCATCTATGTTTTCCATGCCGACACCGAAGGGCTAAATTTCAGGAGAGCCTTTTCAGATGCCGGTTTTTATTTGTCTGGTTGCTGCATCTGGAAAAAGCAATCGCTGGTACTTGGGCGATCCCCGTATCAGTGGCAGCACGAGCCTGTGCTCTACGGCTGGAAGAAAAACGGAAAGCATCAGTGGTACACAGGCCGAAAGGAAACCACCATCTGGGAGTTCGACAAGCCCAAGAAGAATGGCGACCACCCGACAATGAAACCTATCCCGCTGCTGGCGTATCCCATTATGAACAGTTCAATGAGTAATACGCTGGTGCTTGACCCATTCGGTGGCAGCGGCAGTACGCTCATCGCCTGCGAACAGAGCGATCGCTCCTGCTACACCATAGAGCTCGACGAAAAGTTCTGTGACGTCATCGTAAAACGCTACATCGAGCAGGTCGGCTCGGCGGACAAGGTTTCCGTCCAGCGTGATGGGCTGTTGTATTCGTATACTGAGGTAGCCGCTGAGGAGGATTGCAATCCTTGATGTTGATCTAATTGGGACACCACGATATGAAGTACAAATAAGCGTAGGTTTTCCGACTCGATTTGGTACATATAT